CATCAATAAATGCCGCAGCACCTCCACGCTTCTGTGCTTCTGCAATAGCATGTAAGGCGAGAGTAGTCTTTCCAGACGCTTCTGGACCATAGATTTCTATGATACGACCACGAGGATAGCCACCAACGCCAAGAGCTACGTCTAGTGTAAGACTTCCTGTACTTATGGTTTCTATATTTTGTAGTGGTCTATCACTGAATAGACTAGCTGCGTCTTCCCCATGATCCTTTTTGATCTTAGCAAGTGCTGCTTTTATAGCATCTTGCTTATTCGAAAAGTTATTCCTGTTGAGCTTTGTATTTGCCTTTTGACCCATGTTACACCTGTCCTCTAAAAAGAAAGGCCCACAGCTATGCAGCCATGAGCCTTCTTATCTACGTTCATGCGAATCTCAAGCGTCTAGCTGACGTCTCATTTCGTCGGCTAGGTCACCTGAATCGTCGTCACCACTCACCCATGAAACATCGCCATTGCTAATCTTTGTAGTGCTAGCTGGAAGCAAAGCACTAAAAGATGCAGCTGGTCCCTCGCTAAGAAGCTTAATCATATCGTCGAAAGACTGAACCTTTCCAACTCTGCTCAAATCAGGAAGCTGATACTCAGCAGTAATAGGAGCCTTGCTCTTCTTCAAGTCAGGCGTTACGGTGTAACGTGTCTTGAGCTTGTCCTTGTTTGGAATCTTGGTGATAACGATATTGTGTCCAACCTCCAGGTCAGTGATATCCATCTCGTTAGAGATTATGATATTCATGATTGCATCTGCAATCGTAGAAGTTGCTGCGTAGCACTGTACCTTTACATCACCAGCTTCAAAAGGACAATCTGAATCAGGACGTTCCTTCTTCCACTCTACTACATCCTTAGCCGTATAAACCGAATCATTCATGTCTACAATGGACATAAGGTATGCAACCTTAGCACGAAGACTCTTCGCCATTTCTTGTGCTTCTACATCAGTCTTACGAGCACGAAGCTGATCTACAAAGTCACAAATTGGACAATCCTTCTCATCAGAAGCTGCTGGGGTCTTCTTTGGACAAAGAACTGGTCCACCGCCCTCAGTTACATTCCAATGTTGATGGACTTCACGATAGAATTGACCTGCTAGAGGTCCTTCATCGGTCCAAGGGGGAAGCACGCGAATAACGTTCTTACCATCTGCCGGCTTCCAGAACTTCATCGATGGCCCACCACCGCGGGACATTCTTGCCTGTAGTTCTTGAGCTGTTTTACGTAGTTTATCTAAATCTAATCCCATTGTTGTTTCTCCTTGTTTGTTCTAGTTTCTACCAGTTGGTAGCCTTGAACCATTACTATGCCATGCTATGCGATTTTGTCAAGTCGGAGCACCTGATTTTGCGTGCGCCTCTTTAATCCTAATATCTGCCTGAATCTCAGCACGAGCAGCACTACCTAGCTGGATTAACATATCCTTACGATGCTGCATAGCAACCATAGCAGCCTTCAGAAGAGCAGCATTCTTCTGTGCCTCCAGATATGCATCTTGTAGGGCAACGTAGCGGTCATCTGTGATTACACTGTTCTCTACCATCTTCTCGGTAGTTTTAACTCCAGCCAGTGCCAATTCACTGCGTTTCTCGTGGTCCAATACAGCATACAATCTGTTGAGATTTGTTTTATAGTTTTCTGCTTTAGCTGCTGCTAGCTCATAGCATGTAGCATAAAAAGCAAAACGCTCTGGATGACGTACGAACTCTTCGTTCAAATCAGTGCGATTGATATACAAGTCTTCTGCTAATTTAGATTCGTAATCAAAGTCTCCCACGGTAAATGTAGGATTAAGTTCGTTTAATGTAGGTTCTGGTGCAATGTCGGTCATTTGTTTACCTCAGTTGCCTCCATCGTAGCAGAGCCGCCTGACGTGTCAAGCACATTAATTGCAACAAATAACTGCGCCTGCACCGCGAGCCCGCCTATTTTATGTCTAGCTTCAGTCATGGATCTCTAATATTTTCTTTGCTCCCCAAGATGGATCAGCTTGTGAGAACTCTGCGATGATTGGCACAGTAAAGTTCCAATTTTCCATTGCATGTTTAATCTTTGGAAGCAAATACAATTCATCTTTTGCAAATAGATTTGCACTTCGTCATGTACAAAGTTAACTAGCTTAGACCTTGTACCTTCCAAAAGCTTAGCAATACGAACTACAGCAATCTTAAATAAATCAGCTGCTGTTCCTTGAATCAAGAAGTTAACGCCTTGACGTTGCGCTCTCTTCTCCATCCAAAACAGTTTTTTATTTCCGGTAATCTTAGTTGCTTGAGCTGTTGGCAAGTGACGCACACGACCAAAGTAGTTAGTTAGTTCTGATTGCTTAGCAACTAAACGATTACCTTGGTTTACAAAGCGCTTTACACCAACATACTTTGATAGGTATTGATCAATGAATTTCTGGCACTGTTCAATCCATTCATCTTCAGTTAAGTGTGCGTATTGTGCAGGACGTTCAACTTGTTCACTCAATCCAGGAGCACCTACTCCATAGATGATTCCGAAGTTAATTCTCTTCGCTACTGTACGAAGCTGAGAGTACTCCTCATGTTTTGGATGACTAGGATCCTTCAATATCTTACTAACTTCTTCAATATTCAGACCGAACATTTCGCAGAATGTACGTGTATGAATATCCTGTCCCTTTGCATAGGCATCCAATAACAAAGGATCTTGAGAATAGTGAGCAGTAAGACGTACCTCAATCTGAGAATAGTCAGCCAGCACATATATGTAATCGTCATTCCAACTTACGAATGACTTTCGTATTGTCTTATCGCGTGCTGGAATGTTCTGTAGATTAGGATCTTGTGAAGACATACGACCAGTTTTCACATTCTGGTTAAATGAACAATGAAGAACATTGTCATCAGTAAGCTTTCCTAAGATACCATCAACATATGTACCTTTGAGCTTTGTAACCTCACGAAGCTTCAGTATGTCCTTAGTAATTTCGTACTTGCCTTTGAGCTTCTCAAGAACCTTTTTATCTAGAGCATATTTCGGCTCTTCTTCTGTAGAAGAGTCTGTTGTCTTTGTAAGCTTTACACCAGCCTTGATCAAAGCATCAGCCAACTGCTTAGTAGATTGAAGATTAATATCTCCAATACTTTCTGTAATCTTAGCCTTTAGTTCTTCAGCTTGCTTATCAAAGTCTTCTCCGGCTCTTACTAAAAGCTCGCGGTCTACACGAACTCCATGTTCTTCCGCCTCAAACAGTACACGAAGCAAAGCCATTTCGTTCTTGTACAATGCGCTTAATGCGTTTGTCCACTTAATATTCTTTACAGTATATTCATACACCTTGTATGTTAAAAATGTGTCTAGTGCAGCATACTGTGTCATTAGTGGAACAGGAATAAACGAGTAGTCAATATCTTCCTTAGCATTCTTTGCATACTCATGTGTGTTAAGTACGTTTTCTGCAATCCACTTCTTGAGTTGATTTCTCGTCTTTCCTTGATGTTCAATCTCCTTTTCTAACAAATCAGCCTGAGCCATCACCATTTTTCTAAATGCTTCACGGCGAGCCTTAGACTCTTTTGTTCTCCACTCGTCTAATTCTTTTTCTTTAAGATTAGCAGTACCATCTACTAATCCCTTGTGCACACGACCTAATTCATCCTTCCAACCTGAAGCTATGGTCTTCAAGGCACCAGGAGCATTTTCATCGTAAAATTGCCATAGAATACGTGTGTCATGTATTTTGGTGTTAATAGCGATATCTTCTCTTGCATAGAAATGCATATCGAACTTCGCGTTGTGCCACAATGTGGTACGAGAAGTATCACTAAAAAACTTAACTAGATCTCCCTTAATCCTATCTATAGATATTTGATTAGGAGGATTTCCAGCCAACAAGCTCGGCTTGTGTCGAATAGGAACATAGAAGTGTAAATCTTTCCAACCAAAAGAAAGACCACAGATCCTGTCATTGGCATGCCAGTTAAAACCAGTGCTTTCTGTGTCGCACGCTACCAACTTCTGCTGATATAGCAAATCAAAAAACGCATCCCACTCTTCATCCGTATGAACTAAATGCAGTAACGACCC